CCATCACATATTATGTGTGATTACAGACCAAATCCGAGTGCAACATGATTACATTCACAGAATTACTTACAGAACAAGCTGGTAAAAATCTTCACTTAGAGCATATAGAAGATGAGATACTAAATTTTGGAGTGCCAGGAGGAAGAGGTGCAATTAACTTTTTGCGTTCACTTCGTGATATGCTAGCTGGTGCAAGTCGCACTTCAGTAAACATGACAGTCAAGTGGGACGGAGCTCCAGCAATCTTTGCTGGTATTGATCCAGAAGATGGTAAGTTCTTCGTTGCAAAGAAATCTGTGTTTAATATTAATCCTAAACTTTATAAATCAGTTGCAGAGATAGATGCAGATTTGTCTGGTGCATTGAACTCAAAGTTCAAGATTGCACTTGCAGAGTTTTCTAAACTTGGTATCAAGGGAGTTCTGCAAGGTGATTTAATGTTCACAGATGATGTAGAAACACAAACCATAGATGGAGTAAAGTATTACACATTTCAGCCTAACACAATCGTATATGCAGTTCCAATAGATTCTGATTTAGGTAAACAAATAAAGAGTGCAAAAATAGGTGTTGTTTGGCACACCACATATTCTGGTAAAACACTACCAGATATGAAAGCATCTTTTGGTGCAGATATTAAAGGACTTAAAAAACCATCAAGTATTTGGATGGATGATGCAACATACAAAGATGTATCAGGGCGTGCAACATTTAACGCAAAAGAAACAGAGCAGATTACTTCTGTATTATCAGAGGTAGGTAAAACATTTCAAAGAATTAATGCACCAATGCTAAGAAAGTTTCTTAATTTACAGAATAGTTTGACTGGAACTTTAGCTGGTGCATCACTTAAAACATATAATAACAGTAAAGTAAGAGTTGGTGAAAAGATTAAGAATCCAAAACAACATGCACAAGGATATGTTGATTGGGTAAAGCAATCTGTTCAAAAACAAATTGACAAAGTAAAAAGTGATAAGGGTAAAGAAAAATACACTAATATACAGAAAGAATATGTAAGAGAGTTTTCAAAACATAGTAATAATCTAACTCAAGTCATAACATTCCAAAATTTGTTAGTTGATGCAAAGATGCAAATAGTAAAAAAACTAAATAGTGTCAAGGGATTGACTGATACATTCATCAGGACTAAAAATGGATTTAAAGTAACAAATCCAGAGGGATATGTTGCTATTGATAGAGTAAGTGGTGGTGCTGTTAAATTAGTAGACAGAATGGAATTTAGTTTTAATAACTTTACGGCTCTCAAGTCGTGGGATAAGTAATATGGGACAAATGACAAAGAAAACATTTAAAGAAATTTATTCTCCAAAAGATAGTGAGAAAGATTTAGAAGAATTTAGACTCATCTCTCGTCAGCAAAGAATTAAACAAGCAAGACGCATGAAAAAACTTGCAAAGAGTGCTGCGTTTAAAACAAAAGTTAAAAGGTCTAAACTTAGAGTTGCAGATCCAGCAAAACTTCAAGTTAAAGCAAGAAAAGCTGCAAAGAAAAAAGTAGTTGATAGATTTTATCCAAACTATAATGAATTTTCAATCGCAAGAAGAGCTCAAACTGACCAAATTATACAGCAAAAATATGGTGGTTTGATTGCAAAACTATCTAAAAGATTACTCATACCCATGAAGAAAAAAGAAATTGAAAAAGTTAAACAAGCTAGGCTTGCTAAGCAGGAAAAGAAATGAAAAAATTTAGAGAATTAGTAGAGCAAAAAAACACAATAGTTTTTACTTTTGGTAGATTTAATCCACCAACGACTGGGCATGAGAAACTTATACAAAAAGTAAAGAGTGTTGCTGGTTCACAACCATTTCGTATCTATCCATCATTTTCACAGAATCAAAAGAAAGACCCACTACCACACGCATTGAAGATTGCGTATATGAGAAAGATGTTTCCACAATATGCAAAAAATATAGTCGCAGATAAAAACTCTAGGACTGCAATTGATATTGCAGTTAAATTATATGATGAGGGATTTAAAAATTTAACAATGGTGGTAGGCTCTGATAGAGTGAAAGAGTTTGAAAGATTACTTACAACTTACAATGGTGTTGATGGTAAACGACATGGATACTATAAGTTTGACAATATTAATGTTGTAAGTGCTGGAGAAAGAGATCCAGATGCAGAGGGTGTAGAGGGAATGTCTGCATCTAAAATGAGAACAGCTGCATCTGATAGTGATTTTGAATCATTTAAAAAAGGACTTCCATCTAATTTTAAAGATGATAAAAAACTTTATCTTGATGTTCGTAAATACATGGGTATTCGTGAGCAAAGAGATATGGGTGAAATGACAGATATGGAATCACTTAGAGATTTATATTTGACTGGACAGATTTGGAACATAGACGATTTAGTAGAGGCAAATGGTGTTGAGGGCAGAATAATTCGTAGAGGAACAAATTATGTTGCGTTCAATGATAGAGATGGTAAAGTTCACAAAGCTTGGCTACATGAAATAACAATAAATGAAATACAAAAAGGATTACGCAGAGTCAAGCAAGATCCAGACATTAAAGGTGATCCAGGCACAGAGCCAGCAAAGTATTATAAAGGTGTTGCAAAAAGTAAAAAGAAAGATAGAGATGACCATTTTGAAAAAGGTGCAAAAATGGATGATGATAATCCAGCTGCATATACACCAGCACCTGGCGATAAAGATAAATCTGGTAAATTAAAAAAGACTAAACCATCTAAATATACTCTTAAGTATAAGAAAATGTTTGGTGATGAATATGAAATAAATGAGAAGATTGCTGGACTTGTAAAGAAAGCAGATAAGTCTGGGGTGTCATATTCAATATTGAAACAAGTTTATAATCGTGGTATGGCTGCATGGAGAACTGGACATAGGCCAGGCACTACTCCACAGCAATGGGCATTTGCAAGAGTGAACTCATTTTTAACTGGTGGTGGTGCAAGAAAAGCTGATGCAGATTTGTGGACAAAAGCAAAAGCAAGTAAGAAAAGTAAAAAAGAAGATGTTGAGGTAGCTGCACTATTTAAACCAATTAAAGAAGCACAAGCAGTTGCAAACAATAAAGTTCACAGATTCATTAAAGGCCATGGCATAACATACAAAGGTAAAAAATATAAAGAGATTGAGTTTGAAAGAATAAAAATTGATAATGGAAGTAAAACAGTTACATTGAGAATGATTGCACCTAAAGAACTTTTTGGAAAAGAAGTGCCAGTTAGTTTTAGATTCTTGAGGAGAGGGCCTTTTACAAAATTAGAAGTTCCAAATGCGTTTGAAGAAAAAACTGAAAAATTAAAAAAATTTAGTGATATGAATGAGTGGGGGCAAATAGTTCAAGAAGCAGAGTATCAAGGACGCAAAGTTAAATTAAATGACCCATTTAGATTACCATCTGGTAGCACTAAAAAGTTTGGAGTTTATGTAAAGAATGAAAAAGGTAATATTATAAAGGTTACTTTTGGTGACCCAAATATGGAAATAAAAAGAGATGACCCTAATCGTAGAAAAAATTTTCGTGCAAGGCATAATTGTGATAATCCAGGCCCTAAAACAAAAGCAAGATATTGGAGTTGTTTTCAATGGCGCTCTGGTGCAAAGGTAGACAACTAAAGGAATGAAAAAATGAGATATACTAACATATCTGACTTATACAGACAAGTAAAAGAAAGAACACTTACACCTAAAGAACTTGAAGACCGAGAGAAGATTGCAAAAAAATTACCTATGGATGACTTCAAGAAAAGGTATGGTAAAGATGCAATGGCTGTTAAAATGGCAGTTGCAACTAATATTGCAAAGGGTAAATCAGAAGAAGTTGAGTTAGATGAGTTCAATAAAATGACTGTTACTGTAAATGACCCTAAACAAAGAAAAAAAGTATTTGATGACTTAAAGAAACAGAAAAGATTAGATGTTTCTATGGGGCCTGGTAAGACTATCAAAGTGGATGGTAAAGGTAAGGCACTAAATCTTTTTGCAAAAGACATAATGAATTTTTATGATGCAGAAATCAGAGCAGAAGAAATAGAAGAAGATGCAAAGATGGCTAAACAATCTGATGATAATCTAAAGTCACTAATGAAAAAGTTTCGTGACATGGAAAAGAAAGACCCAAAGATGCCTTCTACACAGTTTATGATTAAAAGACTTGGTAAAGAAATGAAAAAGCGTGGACTTAAAGAAGAACAATTAGATGAATTAAGACAACCATTCGTAGTTATTGATACTGCTAGAAATAATCAAGTTATAAGTACATCATCTGATGAAATGGGTGCAAAGAGTGCTGTTGCAAGTGCAGAACTTCCACCATTGAATGTTAAAGATAAGAAAACTTTAAAAATTGTTAAAACTCGCAAAAAACAAATGATTGGATATCCTCTCAAAGAAGAAACTGAACTTGATGAAGAATTAAAAGGTTTTCAAGTTGACTTTGGTAAAGGTATGAAACAAGGTAAAGCAATTTATAAGAATAAAAAAGATGCAGAGGAATTTGCAGCTAGAAGAAAAAAGTTGGGTGAATTACCAGTAAAGATTACTCCAACTACTGTTAAAAATGCAAATATGTTTGATGACCCAATGGGGCCTAAAAGAAAAAGAATACCAGAAGAAACTGAACTTGATGAAAAGTATGACTTATATCACAAGACATTTTCTGGTGCAATGCAACATGCATACGACTATGCAAAGAAAAAGATGGGTATAACAGTAGACCCAAAAGAGATTGACAGTAAAGTTGCAACTGGGCCTAAGAAACCATCTGAGGGTAAAACAAACAAATACAGACTCAAAGGTAAAGGTGGTAACTTACAAATTCAAGTACACAATAAAGGTGGCTCAAAACCATTTGAGTTGAATATGTATAAAGAAGAATTTATTAATGAAGATGGACATGCTGATGTTGCATCTGCAATTCGTCAGTGTAAAACAATTACAGAAGATGCAATGCAAATTATGTCTAAACTTCAAGGCATGAATCCAGAGGAGTCATTACCAACTTGGTGGACAAACAAACTTGCAGTTGCATCAAACAGTATGAACAAAATGAGAGACTATCTCTTAGTTCCGTCTATGAAAGAATCACTTGATAAAGAAGATGAACCTACTGTAAAAAAGGTTGTAAAAATGTTAAAGAAAGCAAGTCAAGCTCACGCTGGACAAGCAAAAGATTTAGAAAAAGCAATTACTGAGCAACCAGAGCATGAAATCACAGTAGGTAATTATACTACTAAGTTTTTTCACATGTGTGGCTCTGCACAAAAAGTAATGAAGAAACATGCAGATAAAGATGGTGCAGAAGAACTTACTCGTATGCAAGATGTATTCTATAAGATGGAAAAAGATATTATGATGAATGATGGTGGTGCAAGTAATAATCAGAAAAAGAAAGCAGAAATACTTTACGATAAAATTATTGCAAAAGCTAAAGAAGTTGGTATTGCAGACGAAGTTGATAAGTATATGAAATTACATTTAACATCTGTAACAAAAGGTGAACCAAAATTAGGATTTGGTAGAACTGATAAGCAAGAGCAAGTAAGTGAAGCTCCAAAAAGAGGAGAATATGCTTTAGTTCTTAAATCTAATGATAAAATTGCAGATGTTGGTAGTTTAAAAGATATGAGAACACAAAGAAGAAAATTAGGACAAAATAAATATGATGTTTACCCATCACAAGGTGGAACACCAGGCGATAACCATAATAAAACTTGTCCACCAGTAAACGAGGAAAATGAAATGAATAAAGATTTAATAGATGCAGCTAAAAAAATTATGTTAGGTGAAAAAAAGACTGTACGACAGTTAGTTGATCCTAAAAAAGAAGTCATGGTTGTCAAGAAAAATAATGTAATAGTAATTGACAAAAAAGACCAAGACAAGTATATGAAGATGGGATATCAACTCGCAGAAAAAGAAAAACTTGACCCTGTAAATCCAAAGGCTGTCAAAAAGAAGTTTGACGATAGAAAAGACAAAGACATTGACAATGATGGAGATGTTGATTCTACAGATAAGTATCTTCACAAAAGAAGAAAAGCAATTTCTAAAGCAGTAGCAAAAGAAGAAGTTGAACTTGATGAATCAATGTCTGGAAAAGAGGTTGCAAAAAGAATGATGAAAATTCAACTGATGAAAGGTTTTGCACCTAAAGTCGCAAAGATGAAAACTGTAAATCGTAGTGATTTAGAAAAGTTATTACCAGACTTTATTTCTGGTGGTGACATAACTAAAGTTTTACAAAAAGAAAACTATGAGATTGGAAAAGACTATGGTAAACATACTAGAGATGTAACTCCAGGCCAATCAAATGATGATTTTGAAAAAATGGTGGATGTCATGCAAAAGAAAAATACAAGTATGCGAGAAGCACTTGCAAAAGTTTGGAACACAACAGAGGGTAAAAATCCTTTTGTAAAAAAAGAAGAAAAACCTATGACTAAAACTATGACAGGTAAAACACCAACTAAAGTTGAAGTTAATCCAGAGGTAAAAGAAGATAAAAAGTGAAATTCATACAGCAATTACTAGAGGTAAATAAAGAAGATTTACCAGAAATTTATTGTGATATGGATCAAGTTTTATGTAATTTTATGAAAGGTGCTGATAAAGCAGTTGGAGAACCTTTTATCTATGCAGATAGAGTAGATAGGTGGAAAAAGATTTCAAACACGAAAAATTTTTGGGCAAACCTAGAGTGGATGCCTGGAGCAAAAAGATTATATATGAGAATTGAAAAATATAATCCTCACATATTATCTGCATACTCAGATCGTGACAATAATTCACGAGCTGGAAAAATGAAGTGGCTAAGTAGAAATACTAACTTTAAAAGAGGTAGAATACATTTGGTAAAAAGAGCACAAAAAAAAGATTATGCAACAACAGATGGTAAACCAAATGTTTTAATTGATGATTATATAAAGAATATAAAAGAGTGGGAATCTAATGGTGGAATAGGTGTACATCACACAAGTGTTAGTAAAACAATGGGTGAACTTAACAGATTAGGTTTTAAATAATTATAAATAGTTTATAAAAAAATAGGAGAAACAGATGCCTTTAGCAAAAAGTTTTAATATCGTACTGGAGGAATCCTCGGCTGAAAATGAATATGTTGTTTTAGATGGAACAGATAGCACTGGTGTTGCTGACTCTGGAGATAGAGTCATTGGGCTAGATGCAAGTCAAAGTGAAGCAAAACCAGAATGGTTAACTGAAGCAGCTGATGGGTCTGGAGATTACGCAAAAGAAAATGTTATCGCATTTGATGGTGGTTGGGGATTTCAACCTGGCTCAGCTGCAACTGGTAACGATAACGCAAACGCAGATCCAGAAATTATATCTGCAATAAGAGGACTAAGAAAGTCAATAGATGTTCCTACTGCACCACAAATAACAATAGGTAATGCATCAGATAAAACAAAGTATTATCCAGACGGAGATACTTTTAGTGGTGCTGCTTCATCATCTGCTGGTGATATTGTCGTGTATGTAAGATTTAACGAGCAAGTTGATGTTACAGGAACTCCACAATTGCAGTTGAAACAAGCAACTGCATTAGGTTCTAACTTTGGAACTATAATGGATTTCAATACAACATACTCAGACTTATCAAATGGTATTGTTGCATTTGCATTAGCTGCTGGAACAGATACCAGAACAACAAATGTCACAAATAATACTTTAGGTGTTAATTCAGATGATACTATCGGTTTAAACAGTGGCACAATTAGTAAAGTTGCTGGTGATAGAGTATTAGATGAAGAAGGTAATCCATTAAGATTAGATTCTACTGCTGCTAATACGGACACAAATGGATTGTTAAGACTAGAAGGAATTATGGCTGCAGATTTAACAATGACTGCTGATGCAGACGCAAAGTTCACTGTATCTTAACTCGTATAAATAGTTTTATAATTTTTTGAATTGAGAGGTTTTTTGTGATTACTGAAGAATTAATTAAAGAAAGAATTTCTGTAATAGAATCAGATATTGAAAAGGTACAAAAAGAGATATCTGATGCAGAAAAAAAGAGAACTGAGTCTATTGGTTTGTTAAATGCACTTACTGGTGCAAAGCAACAATGTCTTAGTTTTTTAAAAGAATTTAGTAATGATGACCAGCCATCTGGTCAAAGTGATGTAGGATAATTACCTACAGTAAAATTCCCTAACACAATTAAGTGGGTGGGTTAATATTATTAAGGAGAAGCCAAATGGCTGATAAGAAAATTACGGCGTTAACCGACTTAAGTACAGGTATTGCATCTGGTGACTTATTTCATGTTGTTGATGATCCAACAGGAACACCAATCAACAAAAAAATGAGTGTTGCTGACTTCTTGGGAAATCTTCCTACAGGAGCTCCAGTAGGTTTCAGTACAGAAGATGTTGATACAGCTGCTACTTTATCAAACAATGCTACAGTATCGTTTGTTACTGGTGCTGCAACAATTCTTGGTGACGGAACATTAGCTGGACAGTTAAAAATCATCATTTGTGATGGTGTTGCTACACTTGCTGATGTGGACTACACTGATTCCAATGGTGCTGTTGCAACTACAACATTTGAAGCTGTTGGTGAGTCTGTTAGTTGTATCTGGAGTGGTACTGCTTGGACTCTAATTGCATATGGTACTGGTGCTGCTACTGCTAACTTAGTTGGTACACAGGACAACACATAATATTTTTATGTGTTTTTGTTTGGGTGGGGGGATTTTCCCCCCATTCTTTTACATAGGAATGGGAAAATGAAATCATTTAAAAAGTATATCAAAGAAGAAAATAGAGGACTCAGTAGAATGGGTGGTGTTGGAGTTGGAACGACACATTCTCAAGCAGTTGATATGAATATCAATCCAGCTGCGATTTCAAATCCAAATGTTATTAGAAGATTAAACGCATATGTTGGTGCAATTGCAAACATGGAGTATATGTTACCAGAGCATGCACTAAACAAATTAAAAGAAAAATTAGGTAGACTTGGTTTTTCTTTTGGACAGATTCCAGAGATGACAGAAAAAAGTGGTTCATTTGATTTACCATTATCCTTGTTTGGTGGAAGATATGGAAAAGATTTAGATACACCAGCCGATGAAATTATAAATGACGATGGTATATCAAACAAAATTGAGGGTGGTTTAGCACTAAAAATACAGTATGAAATGACAAGTAATAATAGCTGTAAGGTGTTTGCCAAAGTAGAATAATGTACGAAAAAATCACTCCTGAGAATGTTGTGATGTATGCAATTAAACATTATGACAATCCACAGTGTGAGGGTGAGAAAGAGTTTCAAGATGACATGAAACGATTTAAGTATATTAAAAGACTACTTAGAAAATATCACGACACTAAAATATTAAAAGAAAGACTTATATTAAATCACTTAACAGTATTACATAATGTTTTTGGTTCTACTGCTTGCACTACATTATTAATTTTTAAAATTCAAGAAGAATACTGGCCTACACTTAAATCATTTCTAATTTTCCTAAATAGTATTACAGAAGAAGAACTATCTCATGTTAAAAAAGATGAGTATGTTTTTAAAAAATTAGAGGAACTTTAATGGGAAGAGCGATAGATTTATTTGTTACATACAGATTTATCAAATTACTTACAACACCATTTCAAAAAACTGATGCATTTAAACTTGGCATCATAGATGAAAATGGTAATCGTATTCGTCAACCCAATTCTACAAAACCAGCTGTTGAGCTTGCTACAACAGAACAAAAAAACGCATACACAATACTTCACAAATTAGTTTTCAATATCAAAAAATTATTTGCAAAAGTGCCAGGCTTAAGAACTAAAGTTGGAACTTATGCAGCTGCACTATTTTTACTCAAAGATACATTCAAGGAGCATGTTGAAGATCCAGATATGTTTGAAAAAGAATTTATGAAATACTTAAAAGAAAATGATGTAGAATTAGATAACTCTATATCAGAAGAAGTTATAGGATTTGGTGAGATATTACCAAAAGGTGAGTATGTTCTAATTAATGATATTCTAAATAAAGAAGAAGAAGAATTAACTGCAAAAAAAGGTGATAAAGTTATTGCATTTGATGATGAATCACCAATTGATACAGTTTTGGGTGTTGAGATATTTCCAGTAGTGCATGATAAAACCCAAGAAAAAATTTATGTAAGTTTAGAGGATATTAAAAATGGGTAAGAAATGGACAGAGGTTGATGTTTACACAGGCCTAGTTAAAAAAGAAGATGCACCAACAAACGCAACTGGTGCTAATGTTGCTGGAACTGGTGATGACTCATCAGTAGTTGTTGTAAAAAAGAAAAAGAAAAAAACATTGATTGATGCACGATCAAAAAAATACAAAGAGCATCGTAGAAAACTAGAGCAAGCAAGACAGAGAAGGCTTGCAAGGCAAGAGCAAAGTAATCTTGTAAAAAAAGTTAAAGAAAATATTGGTGAATTTAATCGTGAACAATATCTTGAAGAAGATAATGTTGCAAATTTAAGAGATATCGTTAAAAGAAAATCTGCAAAAAGTTTAAAATTTAAAGATGGCTCTATGAAAGTAGATTTGTTTACTGCGAGTGCAATAGTTCAAATTTTAGATAAAGTAAAGCCAGAAACTAAAAATAAAATGATAAGTATAATTAACAATGGCACAAAGTCACAGATTATGAAACTTCAGCAAGTGGCAATGAAAGCAATTAAGTAGAAATGTATGAAAACATTTCAAGAGTATTACTCAAATTCTTTAGACACATATCCTTATGGTGGCGCATCAGTTGGGCCAGGAATGGGGCAATATGTTCCAGTTGCAGATCTTAATTTAAGAGCTCAAAAAGAAAAAGAAGTAAAAAAATCAGACATTGACCAACTTGAAAAATATGCAGATAGATTATTTGGTGCAGTTGGTATAGATGTAGAATTTACACGACACTTTCTTGATCGTGTTAATGATGCAAGAAATAAAGTTCAAATCACACCATCAGAACTCACTCGTCTATTCAGACAATCCTATAAAAAGTTTGGTAAAAGAATTGCAAAGTTAGGCCCTGATGCAGAGGCAGTTATTACGGATATGAAAACTGATATCAACATGCCTTTTGTTTTAAATTTAAAAGGTGGTGAATTAGAACTCATTGCAAAAACTGTAATGAGAAAGAAAGACTTTAAAACACAAAATCCAAAACTTGCATTTGAGGGTATCGGAGAGCCAAACATATTCAGTCAAAAGAATCCTAGAATACCAAGAAAAAAAGGACAGCCAGCAAAGTCAAAGAAACATTCTGACTTGTATACAGATGAAGACCCAAAGGGAACAATACATGGATTAGGTTTTAAAGATGTTGCAACTGCAAGAGCAAGTGTTAAAAAAATAGAATCATCTGGTAGAACACACGCACATAAAATACAAGCTGCAATCGCAATGGAGCAAAGAGCAAGAGTGATGGGAAAAACAGCAGAGGCAAATGTTTATCGTGCATATATTGAAAAAATGAAAAAGAAAACTAAAGAGATGAGAAAAGAAGATGCACATGGTTTTAACTGCCCGCCTGGATATAAATTTGATAAAAAATTAATGGCATGTGTTCCAAAGAAAACAAAATTTAAAACAGTATATGCATATCCATATTTTGGTGGTGGAACTAAGAGTGGAGACCAATCTGGAGAAACACAGAGTGGACAAAATGGAAATGGGAATGGTAATGGTGGTAATGGTAATGGTAATGGTGGTAATG